TATCCGGGTTTAATGGCAATCTTCAGGGGGTGGATAACGATGTACAAGCTGCGTTAGACCGGATTGACGACCTAGAAATTGCCGGGGAAATTAATACTGCGTCTGCTCTTGGAACAGGTGCGCCTGTTTTTAAAGGCAAAGCTAATAAGGATCTTCAGTTTTACAATATTAAAAGTGGAGACCCGGCGCTACAAGTAACGCTAGACGGCGTACATAATGATATCGTATTAACGCACACGAACTATATTTTCCATGCATATAATGCTGCTGGTGGCGTTAGTCTTACTAGTACACAGTGGTCTGCTCTAACATGGACAGACGAAGTGCGAAAAGATAGCATATACACCCATCAAAATAACTCGGCAGAAATTACGTTCACTAGTCCAGGTGACTACTTAGTTACTGTGGATATAACAACAGAAGTTACCGTTGATGATAGAACTACCGCTGTTTTTAGAATGACCTTGGACGGTGTTGAAATTCCTGGTACTCGGGCGATGAACTATCAAAGGTTGGTCGCAGATCCAGGAACAAATTCTGTGATAACCCGGTTTATAACCGTGACAGCGGGCCAGGTACTTAAAGTTGAAGGTTACTCAAACCGATCCTCAAGTGGTGTCCGGACACTTGCTGATGGTTGTCGTATCTACATCGAAAAGAAATAGTTGACCAGAAGAGTATCTTTCGGTATTATCTTTGGTTAAGGAGGAGCTAATGTCGCATACTAAAGTTCGTGAGCCTAAAGCACAGGAAAATCCGGGGCCTAAACTATCACTAGACCCGGATATTTTAATTAGTGAGTTCAAAAATTTGGATGCACAACTGGCAGCGATTAACGCAACTATCCAAAAAGCCGTTGAAGCTATCCAGAATAAACAGGAAGTTATCAAATCTGTCAAGGCAGAGGGCCAAGTTATCCTTGGGAAAATGGACATGCTAGCAAGGATTTTGAATGGTATGGGTATTGACCCCCGCACTCTGGTAGCTCAGGCAGAAATTCCTGCGGAAGAATTTGGGGAAAAAGAACCTATTTTTTCTGAGGAAAAACCCCCAAAAAAGGATCAAGTAGCTGAAAATAAAGAAGATGCCCGCGTTACAGCTATTAAACAGCGTTTTCGGAAGTAACCTCCTCCTAGCCGCTTTATTCAGTGTATAGAACTGTTGGAACGTATGTTCCCAATAGGAAAATAGGAGGATGTCATGAGCGAGTTTGATTACACTTTTGAAGAGCGGCAGCGGTACATTAACGCAGGGCTGTACATCCCGTTCTATATCGAAACCCCTATTGGGGATGCTGATATTGTTATCGGGGCAGAGGCAGCAGATGTCATTGAGGTGAGCATTCAGGTGGTTGACCCAGGTGGGGATGCCATCGAAGAGGCGATGGTATTGACTGTAACGGCGTGCAGTGATGCAGTGGGAACTACACCCGCAGCCACTTCAGGCGGGATTGCAGCTACTACCGGAGCAGTCTTGAATGAGCTTGCGGTTGATACTAGCTACCAGATTGTTACAGACGAATTCGGTTTGGCTGTAATTGAGGTTACTGAGGTTGCAGCTAAGGATGTTTACCTGGGTATCATTCTTCCTGGTGGTAAGTATATCGTAACTGAAGCTCTCAGCTTCGCCTAATTTTAAATAATTTTTCTAAAATTTTTTCTACTTCGGGAGTAGCTTAGCTGCTCCCTTATTTATTATAAGGACGGGTTTAATATTGGAGTTTTAAATGCCTAAAAGCGCAAATATTCGTAGATTAATTGAGTTAGAACAGCGCTTTGATAAAGATCATGCCGTAATCTGGGAGTTTGAGGGCAAGCAGGTTAAGGCTTGGTCGTTGAAAAATATCCCTGAGGTTGCAGTTGCTGAAGCTGTTCTTCCTGCTGGGGTTGAATTTCCCATCCATAAGCATGATGAATCTGAAATTTTGATTTGTTTTTCTGGAAGGGCAGACTGCGTTGTTCAGTGTGGAGCCGATGGAGAGGCTATTGTACCTTTGACACCAGGTAAATGTGTCTACCTTTTACCAAAGGTCGCCCATTGTATTAGAGCGAAAGAAGAAACTAGGTTTATAGCTGTTACTGTTCCGGCTGCTCCTGGGTTTCCTACGGAGGCTTTGGATGAGTAACAACGAATTTTCAGACAGCAATGGAAACGGGAAAGATAGAGAGCTTTTCCGAGAATACCGGAGATTGATTTTGTCTGAGTTAGAACGATTAGGGCGCGAACAAGAAAGGTTTAGCGCCCGAACAGAGCAAAAATTACTAGATTTAGAACATGTTTTGATGGCAAAAATGGATACGGTTAAAAGTGATGTATCTGATCTTAAGAGTGATTTTAGAGCCCATGAGAGAGAACGAAAAGTTCTGAGCAGTGTTTGGGGTCTTCTGGGTGGGGCTATCCCTATTGTTATGTGGTTGTTTTACCAGTTACTATCCGGGGCAGGTGGATGAGTTTAAAAGAAAAGTTCGCGGCCATTAAGAAAAAAGGGTTTAAAATTAACCTTATTTCTATCCCTACGCGATCAAAACCCCAACAAATTGAACATAGTATAAGGACGGAATTTGATCGTAATAGAGTTATAAAAACTCTTGAGCGTGTACAGAAATTCATTGATGGTATCGTTATTTTTAAAAGACTGCCTAGTTCGTTGGACCTTGATCAACTTTCAGCCGAAGTTGACGGTTTGATTACTCATCTAAAATCATACAAAGAGTAGTGTTGACAAGAGGATATTAACCTGCATATAGTTATTCTTGGAGAGTAACTATGGCGTCTGGTTGGTTTGCCTCTTTAGGCTGGTGGGAACAAAAAAAGGCATATGAAGCCTTTAATTTGTATAGGTTAGAGCCCACCCCAGAACATTATGATGATGCTGTTAATAAGGCATTACCAATTATCCGCGTCGTATATTCTACACAAAAATTCAAAGTTACTTACGGGGGCGATGAGGACGATCTCATCGCCCATGCTGCTTTAACGATTACAAAAGCTCTTCCCAAAATGATTAAAAAGCCCACGCATAAACTGGACGACGATAAGAAGTATATGCGCTATTTGTTTACCTGTGTTATTAACGCCTTTTATCGAGAATACGATATCCTCCACGGAAAACACAACAAACTTCAGCGTAAACTGACGGAGCATTCTGAGCGAGCTACAGCGAATACTACGAGTAGAAATTTTAAACAAGTAGAAGCGGAGATGACGTTAAAGCACTTGCCCCAACAGCTATATGCCTTAGCCGAGGATATGATTCGTTTTACAGGACAGGATCGCCAGATATGTGTCTACATTATTAACCAGCTAATCGAAGGACGCGAGGTAGCCAAATCGGTCTTACAACTTACAGGTTGTAGAGACCGTAATTTTTTTATAAGCTACTGTGAAGGATTACTCTTACAAGCCTTTATTCAACTGAGAAGGAGAAAGGTGCTTGCAGAAGTGCCTGATACCGTGGATGGTTATGATGATTTAGAGGTTCCTGACTTCTCAGATGACTGGGCTTTTTGGGAGGCGGATGATGACTCGGCAGCATTTAATTTCTCTGATTGAGGAAAAGTGGATTCAGGATGCTAGGAAAGATATGAAAAAGCGCGGTACAGAAGGTGCGTTTAGTGCTTCTGCTAAACGTGCGGGTATGGATACGTGTACCTATGCTCGGAAAATTATGTCCGGGGATATCTCGGGTAATAAGAAGCGTGCTAATTTCGCCCTTAATACAGGGTGCAAAGGAAAAGGATAGGTAGACACCTTGAGTGTAGCCTTTGTGTACGGCATAATCTTGATTATTGGTGCATGGGCCGATTTATATCGGGCAACAGTATATGAGAATAAGATAATCTGTACACACCGTGATCTTACTCAAGGTGTCCTTTTTATATTATGGATGAAACAAATTTAGTTCCGGAGATATTTTATACTCTTATGAACCAAGTAGAAAAACTCGAAGAACTTGACGAAACAACACTGTGGCGATATTATGATGGTCTAGACAATGACCCCAGTTTCATTCCAGAACTGGTGTCTCTTGTGGGACCGGAAATTTTTGGGTTGCTAGTAAAGTATTTTGGAGGGAAGTCGATCCCTATTCCTACGGCAGAGCAGATTCTAAGTATTGTGAGGAAAAATGACGAAGCTGGAGACTAGAGGCTTAGTTCACCAATTAGCAACAGAACTAATGGACGCTGTGTCTACAGGGGGTCAAGTAGATGACGAACTACTCAGGACCACCGAAAATTTTATTAAGGCCCACCAACTTATGGTCCAGCTATTATATGTTAGTATGGTAGTTGATCGGATCACTCAACTTCCGCACTATTTTAATGCTCTAGATGCAATTGTCGAAGATGTAGATACTCATGATCTTGCTGAGGCAGATGCAACGACCAAGCTAAGAGCAGTAACAGCGATTAATGCTGCGATCAAATCCAAGGTAGATATTATCAACAACATGGTTGCCTCAAAGGATGCTACTGGCTTGCTGGTAGCTAATTTTAAGGATATGTTTGGGCATAACATTGAACTCTTTGAAGAGGGAGAGGGTCAAGAGTTAATGTCCAAAATCCAGGGTATGAAGCCAGAAAAGAGACAGCGTGTTTTGGGTGGGGTTGTTAATCTGTTGCGGACGCTCGCGGAAGAAGAGGAAAAGAAAGATAATGACAAGTGAAGAAGAGAAGAAACTGGTAGCAAAGGCTAAAAGATTACGTGCCGCAGGAAAATTTGTGACTACGAATACTATTGATAAGAATGAAAAGTATGGTGACGCGGCACGGAAGGTAGCGGTTATACTTGGGGAGTTGTACCCAAATGGTATTACTCCAGATCAGTATCCTAATGCACTATTGTTGATCCGGCTTTTGGACAAGGTTGTTCGTTTATCTTCTTACACTCCAGAACGTATGGCAATTGATGATGAGAGTCCTTGGGTGGATGTTGCTGGCTACGGTTTACTTGGCGCTGAGTTATTTATGGATGCGGATGACTCAGGCTTAGAACCTGGGAGGTATGACCTTTAATGTGGGAAACAATTTTAATTGGAAGTGTCATTCTATTTTTAATCAATGTTATCTTTTGGTTTATAGCTGTCCGTATCTTCAGTATGGTATACCAGGATAAGTTTGATATGGTCGTAAAGATAATTCATGAAGGTATGGCTGAGCGAGATGCTAAATTGCGAGTAGTACAGGCGATGTTAACCAAGGCGTTTGTTACAGATACTCGCTTATTTGATATTCTAATAGAAGAGGGTGACGAGTCTGGGGTGTCGAGCGCAATTTCAGAGGAGTTCTTACATGGACGTGAAAAAGAAAATCAGGGATGAATTAGACGGTTTCGTTTTAACGGTAGCCGGAGCGTATAATGATCTCATTCCAGATGATGTTTCCGAAACAAAATTCACCAAGGTTGTAGACAAAGTCTCTGATGCCCGAGACCATGCCGAAAAGAACCTTGTAACGCTCGCTAATGATATCGTAGTCGAGACTACGGTGGCTTTTGAGGAAGCGGCTCAGAAGCGTTCAGAGCGCCTTACGAAGATAATCCCAGGGGATATTGCATTCAAAGCAGAGGTGGAAGCACCGGGGACTGCTCCTATTTTAGAGGCTTCAGTACGGACTCCACCAAAATTGGAAGGACCGGCTACTCCGCTGCCTAGAGACGTGAGAGGATCTGTAGAGGGCGCTTTGCCCGATATGGATGCGTTAGTCGAAGCGGCAGAGAATTCTCTGAGTCAAGGGGGGCTAGGTTCTAGTGCGGGGTTGGTGGATATAGATAATAATGTCCGGGTAAACCATGATCTAGGATTAACGGTTGCGGAAGAAAATCGTATAAAACAGGGGCTACCTCCTAAAATCAACCGTCCTACCATACATATTACGGGGGAGAAGGCGGTAAAAAAGGAGCAAGCACCCCCGGCTGCTTCGGCTGCGCCGAAGGCAGCTAGCTATGAAAATGAAATGAAGCAGATTGGTAAGATAGCTGTTAAGTATACAAACTCTGAAAATGAGGGTGTTGCTATGCTAGCATCGAGCATTCTAACGATTGTGGAAAACGCTCTCAACGAAAATTTTACTGTGCCCCCAAAGGAGGAATAACGTGTCCTACCAAGACTTCCAAGACTGTGGGGCTTTGGTCACGCTTAAAGTTTTTCTTATTGGGGGCGGGGAATTAACAGCTACAGATGCTTTCCGTACTGATAGTATCGAAGAAGCTAAGAATATGGCTTTGAATATCTTTTCTACGAGTAAGGGGTTACTCGTATATGGGGATAGCATATTAGTTGTAGATGCAGTTGCTGCTATTAAAGTTATTGAAGTGACCTTTATTGATTTAGCAGATAGTTCTAATAACAACTGGCTAGCAGCAATAGACGTTTTTGAGCGATTTATGGAAGAACAAGATGTTCAACAAAAAACAAACAGACCTCGCACGGCTATTGCCGAACCTTGGTTTGACGGACCTTAATTCAGAGGATGAAGAGCTTATAAAAGATATTATTGGGCTAATTTCTAAAACCGGGGATACCTCTATTTTAGATGATATTTTTCTTCTGGATTATGCCACCAAACCAGTTACTCCAGCCGAGTTTTTAAACTCCCGGTATTATATGGGTCCATTTGTGGATGCGCTATACCCAAAATGGAAGGAAGAGCTTTTGTATGTTTTAGACCCAGCGAATAAAATTAATGAATGGATTTTATACGGGTCTATTGGAACGGGAAAAACGTCTGCTGCGTGTATTGCTCAATTTTATAAGCTGTACTGGCTAACCTGTATGAAATCTCCGCAAAAGATCTTCGGTCTTGCGGAGCACTTTCCAGTATACCTAGCTTTCTTTTCTGTTACGAAAAGCAAGGCAGAGGATGCTATTTCTACCAAGTTCCAGAGTTTGATGAACATGTCTCCATACTTCCGTGAAGTTCTCCCTAAGAACCCAAGAAAAGTATTCTTACAGGGGGCAGCGAACCTATTTGGGGCAGGCTATCGTGAACATCCCAAAAAAGACGATTTGTTTGAGCTTGTGTTGCCTCATAATCTACACCTGCTATTCGGTTCTCAAACCCAGCACGCGCTATCGTTGGACGTGTTCTCGGCTACTCTCGATGAGATGAACTTCCGTGGTAAGAAGTCCATCAAAGAAGAAGATGACGAGAATAGTGCTCAAGCACTTTACCACCAGGTTCGCACTCGTATTGAATCCCGGTTCCAGGTTACAGGGTATAACCCAGGATTAGTTATTAATATATCGTCAGCTAGGGCTTCTGATTCGTTCGTTGAACAGCGGATACAAGAAGTTCGTGATCGTAAACTAACCAATGTTCATATCTCTGATTTTGCTCTATGGGATGTTAAACCTGGAAGATATGGCAAAGAGTATTTTCAGGTTTTTGTTGGTTCCGGGTTCCGGTCTTCTCGTATTTTAACTCCTGGAGAAACTATTGCCGATATGCGTCCTGGGGAGAGGATTATTGAGGTACCCGAGATCTTCCGGGAGTCTTTTGAAACCGGCCTCGATGCGGCAATCCGGGATTTAGCTGGTGTGGCTACAGCGTCTATTAGTAAGCTATTTAAACACCGAGAAGTTATTATTGAGGCAAATGGGGTGTATACGAATCCTGTTCAGCCCGAAACAATCGAAGTTGGAATGAAAAATAGCCTAGAGATATTTGACTTTTTTGATATTGACGAAATAAGCCGATATGATAATGTTGCCAGACATTTGAATAACCATCCTAGAGCAGGAAGATTTATCCACGTTGACTTAGCAAAGAATGCAGACTGCGTTGGTATTACTGGTTTGTGTATCCCGTATTATTACGAAAAATCTTTCCCACATTATGACAACAACAAAGAACAAGTAACCCTGAAGCTTCCTTTTATTTTTGTTGATTTTTTCTGTCGTATTAAGGCTCCAAAACTAGACGAAATTTCTTTCGAGAAGGTTAGACAGTTTATTGTATGGTTACGAGATAATGCTGGGTATTCTGTTGTCCGAGTTTCTTATGACTCTTGGCAGTCTATTCACTCTATTCAGCTATTAAAGGAAAATGGGTTTGAAGTTGAAACAGTTTCTGTAGATAAAACGGATGAACCGTATATGGAACTTTTAAATGCTTTTACTGAGCATAGAATAATGAAGCCCCCACATGCAGTTTTAGATGAGGAACTTCGGCAGTTAGAGCATAATATTTCTGCGGCTCGGGGGGCTGTGGATCACCCTAGAAAGGGGTCCAAAGACGTAGCGGATTCCCTCGCAGGAGCTTATGCGAATGCACTGTCCTATATCCATAAGAATGGTTTTGGGGCTATTGGTTCTCAATTGGTACAAGAGAGAGTTATTCCTGGTTTGTTTGCTAAACATCCTAAGGAGATTAAGGCAGCCAAACTTTCAAAAGAAATGGGGTTTGATGAACCCGTGTATCTTGAATCTGGTTATGATGGCAGATTTTATGGAAAATCTAGAATTGCCCAGAGATAAGATAAACTGTGCTTTATTAAGATGATTGACGGAGGTCTATTATGAGCTTTTTCGAAAAACTAGACGAACATATTGATAACATGTTGTCTGAAGGTGTACTCCCAGACTCTGAGGAGATTATAGAAATGGAAGTCGGCCCAGTACTACATGATGGTACTGTCCCAAATCAGAAGGCCGGTCCTCAACATCCTGGTCCTTGTGGTGGCCCTGTTTCTGCTCCATCGGCTAGTTTCCCTTGGTTGGGGAATACTAGAGCCGCAGGACGGTTTCCGGGTGCTAGTGTTGGTCAAGATGGGTTTAACTATACTCCTCCTATGTTTAGCAACCAAAATCGTCTGCATCCCCCGGCGATGTTTAGTGGGGCTGCAACAGGTATGGCTGAGGATAGTGGGGTTGACTCAGAAGCAGTTATTGATGCCGTTCTTGCGGATCTACAGGCTCTGCGCGATTCCGAAGAGTAAAGAGGTGGCCCAATGGCTTCCTCTTTGAAACGACTTGCTAAGCAAAGCTTGGCTGGGGCTAAGAAACGGGTTCCTCTGCACCCCTTAACACCGGAGCAGGCAACTGAGGTTATCTTTACCGTGTTAAACGCTTCCCCAGCCCCTCTTCTTAGAGCCGCAGCAAACTCTAAGGCGGGGAAAGCTTTGCCTAGAAATGTAAATCCCCAAACTTTTGCTAGTATTATTCACTCCATTTTAAACTTAAAACGGGGGAGCGTGTACGCGGCAACAGTTACAGCTATTGATGCTGATGAGGTATTTCATTCTGATCGTTTTGCAGTATCACTTAAACGGCTTGGGGTTATGGATGAGATTGCAGCAAGCTTATCAGCTAACGGGTTTGACGCTATTGCTTCTCTAGTCCAGAACAAGGCCCCTTTTTGGTGGGCAGAAATGTCTGCTATGGAGCTAGAAACTGTACGTAAAGAAATGTCTGGTAGTTTCACCCGTATTCTTCGACGTTTTTCAGAAGACTTAAATGAAGAAGAAGTAGACTCTCTAATCGAGGCAACGGTATTTAGCCTTCCAGCTAGTATCTTGCCAGGGAAGCTACAGTTTATGTACGGGGCAGCCCAAGCCACTTTGGGGGCAAACCAGAGCCAGTATACCGGTATGGTTAGAAGGATTGCCACGAACCCCAATATTACATTATTAAACCCGAACAGTAGTTTAGATGCGACGTTTGAATCGTACCATCAGCATCTTATGACGAATATCTCGGCGTTACAAAAGTTGATGCCCAAGGCATCTTTTGCTGGGTCATCTTTGAGCACATCACAGCTACAAAGAATCTTTAGAGACCCACAATTTATCCGACAACTGAAGAAGGCATTTATTGCTTCTCATCAACGGTCAACACATTCTGTTAATTTAGATAAACTTTACCGAGCTATGAGGCAGTATAATGTTGGGAGTGAACTCCAACGAGCTTCCAAAATGCGAGCTAATGTAACTTTGTCAGAAGATGCGGTATCGGCAATAACGAGTAGTATTGTCGGCCTTTTCTCTGCTTTTGCAGGAGATACCAAAGGGCAGTCATTACCGTTTATATCTGCAATCAAGGGGTAATATATGGCTGAGATGATGAATAAGCTACGTCAAGGGCTTATCCGTATGACGAAGCTGGATCAGGTTATCCGGCAACAGATGGCACTGTCTTCACAGGTGGGGGGAATTCAGACCCATTTTAGTGCTACGGATGATCTTGTGGGTGACCTTGCCGTTATTGAGGAGACACTAAGCCAGTTTAACCTAATTACTCGGATGCACCGTGAACGTCGGATGCGGTACCGAGATTACGAAGCAATGGATAACTATGGTGATGTGTCTGTCGCTTTGGATATTTACGCTGAAGAGGCAACGCAGAACGATCTTGTTAAAGATACCAATCTTTGGGTTACAGGGGATGATAAGGTTGTCCAAATCCTTGAGTCCTTTTTTGAGAAGCAACGTATTCGGACCCAAGTGTACGGCTTTGCCAGAACGTTAGCTAAATATGGAGATCTATTCGTTTCTGTAAGGTATGATGTTAATGGAATTTCAAGCCTTCTTTATCTCCCCCCAGACTACGTAGAACGGATTGGTCTAGGGGTAGACAAGGTTAAGTACTACAAGCTTGAAAACCAGCTTAAACAAGTTTCTCCTCGTAAAGATGGAATGCTCCTTCCTTGGGAGTGTGTGCATTTTAGACTGCTCTCCTTCGGGTTTTCAACAATCTATGGTAGAGCAATTATAGAAGCTGCTAGAAAACGGTGGTTGCATCTAAAGCTTCTTGAAGATGCTGTGGCAATTTATCGGTTGAACCGAGCAGTTGAGCGGTTGATTTTCTATATTGACGTTGGTTCTGCTTCCCCTTCTGAATCTCTGCGTATTGTCAATCAGTATAAGCGGAAGTTCGGGAACAAGCGGTCGTATGTCGATCCTAGCACGCAGACTTTCGAGCAGCAGTATGACCCGCACAACATGCTTGAAAACATCTTTTGGCCGGTTAATAGTGCCACGGAACGGTCAAGAATTGAAAAGCTTAACCCTCCCCCGGAACAAGGACAACTCCAGGATCTGGACCACTTCAACCAGAAGCTATTCGTGGCTCTAGGTATTCCTAAGGATTTTCTAACTGGAGAAGTAACTGGAACTTGGAATAGCCGGGAATCCCTCGCCCTGCAAGATGTTCGTTTTTCTCGTAAACTTCACAGACTCCAACAGGCTGTTTTAGAGGGCCTTGAAACATTGTGCCGGTTCCATCTTGCTATCGTCTTAGGAGACGCTGATGCTGCTCAATCGGCCAATTTCCAGCTTCATATGTCTGATATTTCCAAGGTTGCTCGTCAACAGTACGACCAAGTCTTGTTGAATCGGGCTCAGTTGATGACTGTGCTTAACGATATGAGTCTCCAGATGAACCTGAATAGGGAAGTCTGGTTGTATTGGATTTTTGAAAACTACTTCCCAGATCTTCCTAAAGATCTTATTTCACATGTCATTATTCCTGATGCCGAGCTATCCAAAGCAAGTATGGATATTGCTCAAGCGAACCAACCACCGCCAGCAGCTACGGCGAAGCCAAAGGCGAAACCGAAAAAGAAAGCTAATGAGTCTGTCCGGGAACTTGTTCTTAAAGATATAGACGGGGATAAGCGTGGTGTGTTAAAAGAACTTCTAGAGGAGTACACACCCCCAGAGGATTCGTTCTCTCAAACACTTATTGAAAAGCCTAAAATTGAGAAAGAATGGCTTACTCAATTAGTAGAGAGTTACAGTAGAAAGAAGAGCAATAATACTCTAACAGAGGAGAGCTAATGTCGGTCACTTTTCAAAAACTAGCGACCAGGATACAGAAAAGCTATGACAATGACCCGGATGCCCCACAGATTACACAACCGCAGTTGGTGGGGATTATGCACCGGGTATTCTATTTAATTGGGGATGCTCTATCTTCAGGTGAAGATGTTTATTTAGAAGGATTTGGCCGTTTTTATCCGGATTGTAAACCTCCAAGAAAGGTCAAATCGGGGTTGACTTCTTCTACCCATGTTACAGATTATAAGGTTTTTGTGAAGTTCAATCCGTTTAAACAGCTTAACAACCAGGTTGAAATTTACCTGAAACGACTAGGGCTAGATTTTAATTTTAACTCAGATACTCAAGAGGAGGAAAATGATGTTACCGCATTTGAAGAAAGAAAATAATGCTGCACAGCAACCCTTTGTCTCTATTGACCAAGAGATTGCCAGTTTACACCAGGACAGGCACCCAGTTACTCCAGCTAGAGATGTGCCTAACACAGCTTTAGATAAAAAAGAGCCTCAAAATGATGCCGAGGCAACTAACCGAAGCTAAAACTATTGGTGATCATGCTGCGGCGGATAGACCATGGAAACATCATGCAATTGCTGCTACAGTTCGTGCGGCTATCCGCCCTGGCAAACACCAAGCCCTACTAGATGTAGGTCAGAGGGTTATTTACCCTCGTTTTGCTCGTTTAGAAGCAAAGTTCAGACGAGATCTTGACGATGTTTTTAATAACTTGTCTGCCTACCCTACACATAGGGTAAAGAAAATTTTCCGCCAAGCATACATCGAAGCTTTTCAATTGGGGCAATTGGCTGCAACCGGAAGCATGACTGCTCCCCTTCCTACCCTTAAACCAGAAGATAAGCGGTGGCTTGAAACATTTTTGGATAAGGAGTACAAGCTTTGGAAAAAGTTTATTGCTGACGTGGAAAATAAGCGAGGAAAACTGGATTACACAAGACGAAAAGAGATGTATGTCCAGGCCCTCAAAGCAATGTACAATAGCTCTAGAGTGCTCGCTACTCCACCGATGACCTTATACTACTGGGAAACGACACCATCAGAGCATTGTCCACATTGTTTGTATCTACAACTTAAAAGCCCCTTTATAAAAGAAAATCTCCCGACTATTCCGGCGTCAGGAGATACAAAATGCCTGTCTAATTGTAAGTGTCATTTACGAATTGAGCACGCAACAGTAGCGAAATATATCCAGGTTAAAAGAAAGGCTCCGTCTCGTGATGAGCTTCTTCGAGGAATGCGAGCAGTATCTAAGTAATTTGTGGTATTCATTATATGATAGAGGTGTTATATGAGCCTAAAAGAGTATTTAGATGCTTTCATTGAAGAAGCTGTTGTAGAGTTAGTAGACCCTGATGTTGCGGCATATATTCTTCTATCGGAAGACTTTTCTTTTGAAGATATCAGTCGTAAGGAATTACTAGAAACTGTAACAAAACGAGTCATTTATCGTGGAGGTCATAAACTCACTGTTGCACGACGTGGGCGTCCTAACCCAGCAAGGTCTATCAAAGCTAAACAAGCGGCTAGGAAAAGTATGGCTCGTCGTAAAGCTGCCCAGCGAAACCCAGCAACTAAGCGTAAGCGTAAAATGGCTATGCGGATGCGTAAATCTGTTACTGGGAGTCGTAAGGCAACTTATAGAGGATTCCATGGAACGAAACGGCATGGTGGACCTAGAAGAATCCGGCCTAAGATTAGACGACCGGCGTTCTCACGTCCTCCTCGTAGGCGGTAATAATGGAAAAATATGATCGGTACGGAACAGCCCTTATTGTAGAAGCATACGGCCCAGGAAGAGGGTTGGCTGATGTTGAGCAGCCTATTCCTGGGGGTTGGAAAGCTGTGGATGATTTAGAGGTTGAAGAGCTATTTAAGCCTCGTCTTCAAACTTTTAATATCCCTACAAAATTAGCTTTTTCCGCGTTACTTAGAGTGGGCGGAAATCCCAAAATGTATGTTCGTGGTGTGCCTGATTCTGAAGGCAGTATTGTTGACTCTATCAAAAGCCCAACGAGTTTAACCACTCTTGCAAAAGATGTAAAAACAGTAACCATGGAGGGGCATCCACCACACTCATTTCGAGTGTATATTACAGGGCCTGCTCCGGATGAGTTTAAGAAGCTTGTTAAAAACGCTCACACACTTTGGCTTGAACATGAAAAAAAGCCAGAAGTAACAACCTTAGAAAAAGTTCAACGAGTTCTAGACCAGTATGTCCGGACAAAAATGTCCCGTCCAGTCATAAATTGCTGGATTGAATTTGCTGTTGAAACAGAAGAGGGGGCTAGACCTTCCGGGCATACTAACACGAAGTTTTCCTATGTTCAGACGGGCTATAGTGTGGCTGCCCATGCGGGTGGTTATGCTGCCCAGACTCCTAGTGAAGAAGAACAGCGCTGGCTTACTACGCAGGATAGAAAAGAGCTAAAAAACATAGGCAATGTAGATAAGCTAGCTAACGCGGTTTTAAATCGGTACTATCATGACGTTTGGAAGGTTTTTAAACGTTACGTTTATGATGACCCTTATGGAGTTGTCCACACTATCCATCATGAGTTAAAAAAGGGTGAAGTCAGAATTGCGTATGATAAGACTAAGGGGAAACCCGTACCGACCTCAGCTACAACTCCTGAGAAAAAGTATGATCCTTCAGAGCCGCATAAAAATCCTGTCTTGTACCCTGCTTCTTCTGGGACTGTGTATGACGCGGTTACTAAACGGAGAACCCCGTTAACTCATCCGCACCAGGGGTATGTGACAAGCACTAATCCTAGACCAAGATCTGGCGTTGTAGCTTCTATTAGACAGACCGCTGGTGATGTTGGTAACATGCTCATTAGTGCCGATCCAAAAGATCGTGTTGTCCAACACGCCGATGGATCATTTACTCGCCCTGACCCGCTACCCCCACTTGTGGGGAAAATGGTTCCAGAATCCCCAGTAAAACCCCTGGTAGATACAGAGAAATACAAGGCCATTTTTGGTATTTACTATGACCACCCGATGATTGTTCCTAAGTTGAGTAGGCAGGTGTACTGGTATGGGAGCAGGGAACAATTTTTCCGAGCAGTATTTGAATATGCTGTTATGACTGGGGATAGACCTGTTTTAGCCTACCATATTTTTGGTAAGAAAGGTAACCGAGCTAATATTTCTATAAGCCGTAAGGAGTTAGAACTTGACGGCAGTATTGAAGGACGGAGAGCACAAGAAGCGATTGATAAAACTATCGAGGCTTTTCATAGGGAAGTTAAACGAGGTGTGGCTCTTTGGCCTGCTAAAATTGCTAAATGGTTGGGTGTGTCGGTCGATTTGTCACAGAATGACATTCCAGTAAACCCCCTGAGAGATATGCCTAAGGGGAAAAAGATTGACCCTGAGGGTTGGACAAAGTATAGAAATTATATTAGGAACCAATCCCGGCAGGTTTTGGGCTTGAATTTCCAAGCACAGCTAGCTAAGAAGTATATCAACCCAACACTTGGTCAAAAAGAGAGATATAAGTTTTCCCGGCATGAGATCCCGGCACGAGTAGGTTTAGCAACAACGGTCAAGTATACGGGAGAACGAGATAAGCAAGGGCGTCCAGTTGAACCGTGGGGTGTTTATCTGGTTGAATACCTATTAGCACATAAAACCTTAGGTATGCACGGCAGCACGTATATGATTCCCTTGAATATTGTTCGTGCTAATGAAGATATCCCTCCTAGAGGAACGTTGAAGCGGTGGTCTCAAGCAGAATATATGACTTTGATGCGGGAGAAATTTCCCAAGTATAACTTGCACACGCTTAGTAATTGGCGGTTTTTACGTGCAAGAACAGACCATCATTTTCCATTTTCTCGGCTTATTCGTGTTTCAGTTGCTCTTGAAGAAGACCTTCCTAAGATTAATGCCCAGCTATCTCAACGAGGGGTACGAAATATCCAACGGACTACTTTTGGGTACAAAATTGATGGGATCGAGTGGGATGCTTACCAAATGGTGGTAGCTATGCCCCCATCGGTAGCAGAAAAAGAGTTTGGGCTAATTCATCGAGCAGCGTACTCAAGATTAATCTTGGACGAGCCTAGAATTGTTGAACAATTACGTCGTGGAGTAAAAGGTAACAGACGTTCCTTAGTGGCCTTTGGGCTCTCTCCTGTAGCTATGTCATCAGAGTTTCTTACCTCACCGTGGTCAAAAGCAGACCCAAAGAGTATTGACCCTAATGACTTTGGCCCTACTATGACCATTCTTCCTCCGGGGTATTTTCAAAGTAAGATTGGTCAACAATGGGTACCTAAGGTTCATGAGCATTTAAATGAGGCTGGGGAAGTAGTCGCCCGAGCTATTGTTGGTTATGAACACGCTAATAATCCAGAAGAACGAATGGACACTTGGTTAAAATACGCTAAGAAAATTGTAGAAAAGACTAATGAAGTCGAGTATGATATCCGCCATTATTTGAGGGCATTAGCTAACGTTAAAATGGAGCAACGTAGTCGGTTAGGTCAAGAATTGGACCAAAACTTAGAGCTTTATATCAAATACGTTAAAAGAGAAGTTACACCTACAGGAGGAAGCTACACTATTCCTGTAGTTATGTATCGAATTGGTTTGGCTACATACCAAGCTCCTGTTGGTTCTTCGAAAGTTAGAACGGATTGGTTAACCATTAAAGCTCCGTCAGAATCTGTAGCCCAACTACTAATTTTGTATAGACTGCTTCGTCGTTCTGCGGCTAATAAGCAATTAGGTAACGCCATGAAAATTAGGTCCGCAGGAGGAAAATTTAGAATTTTCCCCGATATGAATGCTCGTTTACTGGCTCAGTGGGCTAAAGCTAATTTCATTGTTATCCGCCAAGATGAGCCAAAAGGAATTCGTAGAATTGCTCCTAGGATTCGTTTTGATCGTAAAGATTTAGATCGTGGAGCTATAGATTCCCATCATCTATTAGCTAAGTTGTTGAGGATTGATTAATGGCGCATATTACTGTCGAAAGACATGTTATCTACTTAGAAGCTGTAAGATACTCTGGGGATCGGGATCAAACCCATCTTCGAGTTCGTTCTCTGCGGCTTCCTTGGGGGCAAAGTTCGTCTCCTAGAACTGTTCTGTATATGGATGAAGAACAGTTTGGTGGCGTGCAAGGCCGAGTAGACGGGCAGTCTTTAGACGCGATGAAAAATTTCTTTTTAGGACGAGGTTACCCTCATCCAAAGTTGATCGTTGCAAGTGTTACAGACAATGACTTAATGAGCAAAAAAGAGATTGGACAGACACTTGTTGCTAATTATAAACAGGATATAAGAGAGCTTAGTAATACAGGGGTGAGACTGGACTCGCCGTTTCTTGGTGAGGAGGATTTTGCGACTCAGATGGCAAGATACCATCAAGGAGATCAAGAAACTTGGAGTAGAGAAGCGGCTTCTATACCTGGTAAGGAGCAATATTATAAACCGGAATATCCAAAACATGGGTTTAATACTATCTGGCTGTTATATGACCCTACTCGTCCTGGGAGACAGATGCTCCCTAAAGATAGGGCAATACGACTGGCTAAAACTGTTCTAAGAGATTCCTTTGCCACAAAACTTTACCGAGGGCATCGTGGTCGTCAAAAATTATGGGAGAAAAATACCCCGGTAATTCTTGGTGTAGGGTATATGCTCCAGTATTGGGTAAAGAATCCTGCTCCAGATGCTGTCAGATTGGAAAGTGTGGATCAACGGGTTCGTGCGTACCTTAGTCGTGTTCTGCCCTCTTCTAGGCGTTCGGAGGTTAGTTCCGGGGCACAAGTTTGGTATGCTTTAGGTTTACGGGAACTCCCTAAACAAAGTATGCGTTATGAGCCAACCCCTGGAGGGAGAATTCGTCGGTATACTACTTTTCGTCCTGGGGTAGGGATAACAACGGCTAGGCCGGATGAAACAGCCAGATATGTGCCTTTATTTACTGTTCAGGGGCGGAACTTAGAAGATGCGAGAGAGAGAGCGGAGCGAAAACTTTATCGAATGATCAAGGGGCCAGATTTAAAACTTAAGAATCTCGCTTATGTATGGGACAGAGAATGGTCCGCAGCTAACCGAAAATTGGTTACTCGTAATTCTTTGCAAATGTTACAGCAACGGATTAGGGCTATGAAGAACCAATAATGTTAGAAAGTTTATCTTATTGGGGTTTATTAGATGTGTTCGTTTGAATATTATAGGAGGATACGATGAATCGAGCAATTGACACCCTATTTTACCAGTGGGCTACTACTGATGATGACAAAAGAATTCCTACAATTATTGAAGATATTTCCGAGATGGAAGATGCTGAGAAGATTGATGTTCTACTAACTGAGTATGCCGGATATGTTGCAGAACTTATTGAAATGGAAGTTCTTTCTAGAGCTATTATTGATGAGAAAATCCAAATGGCTCAAGAAGACCCTGAACTTGCAGAAGAAGATCAAGAGCTAGTAGCTAAAGCTATTATGGAATCTGATGATGTTTGTGAGATCCAAGAGGCGGTAGACTCGTCTAAGAAAGCTCTAGAGCTTCTGCATAATAGTATGGTAAGAGTCTTCTCTCGTGAGGTGTAATTATGGGTACACCACTTACAAGAGCATCGCAAATTATTGACCCTGAAGCTGTTCAGAAAGCACTTGATGCGCTTTTGCACGGGGGAGACGAGCCTGCGGATAGAGATACCAGGGCTAAAGGTTGGAACGAAGGAGTTTATAACATGGAAGCTAAAAAAATGTGGTATGAGGAACTTTCAGATATCGACGCAGTTATTTCTGAAAACGTAGAGGTTCCCCTTACAACACTTCCTACAGGAAATCTTGTTAATCAGATTGAGGAAGCTGTTGAGCGGTTAAGTACTTGGTATGCTGCCGCAGTACCAGTATTCCAAAAGCGGATGCTCCATATTCATTATGATGAGCTTGCAGAAGTAGCTGGAGACCTCCGTGGTGGGAAGATCAACGCTGCGGAAGCTCAAGCTCGGTTTCATACTATTATGGCTGACGTAGCTGAAATTGAGGGCTTCTCTAAGTTTTTCATGACGGAGGGATAAGATATGCCAACCCTCGCTTTTGATGGGTCGGTTATCTATTCTACCGCTGTAGATCGTAGAGAAATAGTTTATATCGCCCCGTCGTATACCGTGGAGGTATTGTCCACCCACGCGCAAACTAGTGTTGCTGCGGGGAATTCTCACACATTTGATTTTGCAAACCACCCAAATGGACAGGCTACAAACTTCATGTTATCTCTTTCTGAGGGTGATGTAGATGTAGCTATTACTAATAGTTCTGGAACAATCACATATGCTAATGTAACTCCTTCAGGTATGTTGATTTTGATGAACGTTATTATAGACCAGGTGGTTATTACTGCGAATGCCGATTCTGTTTATGACATGATCGCAGGAGGATAGAATGAGTAATCTTCCTAAGCTCCCCGATCTTGGGCAATTTTTTGGAGACACAGGCGGGCCAGGGATGACCACCCCAAATGCTCCTAGTACAGAGAGCCAGAAAAATTGCCCATTTCTTGACCCTAAAATGGGGGAGTTTTGTACTCTAGATGGAGCGCTGTGCCCTTTTGTGGGGTTTAATTATCGTCGTTGCCGTAAGTACACTAATAACATGGCAAAAGCCAACATGCAACCTGCTGCTCCTAGCGCAAATAATTCTAGTGGGGGCGGGCCACCTAGAGTAGAATCGCTAACAGAAGCAAGACAAGGCCCACGGAAACCCCGGCGTAAAAAAGACGCCAAAAAAGGGGGGTCTGAACCTCAAAAAAGAGAGCCGGTAGATATTGCTGGGGTAGATGTTCGTAATTTACCCCAAGAGGTTCAAGTTTTTGCGGCACATATTGCTCATCATGCTTTAAATGACCCTGATGAAATAACTAAGCAGGATAAAGAAGAGGCTGTCAAAAGCTATTTACAGTCAAGACGGACTCCTGATCCAACGTACTATGACCCTACACATGAAAATTACATTTTAAAAGGCGTTCATGGTGACCTTTTAGCCGCTGCTTTACACCAGATTCATGGTATCGGAGTTAGTAGAGCTAGGGGGATGGGGGGTGACTACACCCAAATAGCCCATGCTCAAGCAGGAGAAACCTTTAACCGCAGCAACATGAAGGAACGCGAAGACGCTTATAAAGCAGCCCAAGAAAAGAAGGATCGTTCTGCGTTAGAAATTTTTGCTAACCCCCAAATTCAGGGGGATAAACCTCGTGGAGGACCGACTACGGATGACCCCGAGGATGTAGAAGTAGCTCGGGCTGTGAGATCTGCTCCTCGTTCTCCTAAACCAGAAGAGAATGTCCCTCCTCCCCCACCAGGAGAGGCTGAGGCTCCTCCGGGGGGTAGACATCCAACAGGAGTAGCCCCAACCTCATCTACAACGGGGAAAGTTCATAGGGTTGTGTTGCGTCGGAGTGTTCATAAAGCTCCTGGAACTCGTCCTTTTTCTGTATCGGCAGATAAGGTAGACCAGGAAGAGAAGCCGAAGAAGAAAAAGCCTACAAGGTATGTCGGTAGTGAGAGTACTATGCCGCAGGCATCTTATGAAAAGATGACTTATGAGCAGTTTGAACAATACTTAGACGACTACGTGGACCCGTTATCTCCTACAGAAAAGAAACATCTTTTTCCTAATATTGGAGAGCCTGGGCATCCGGCAAACTATGAAACTTTTAAAAAGCAACTTTTAGCTAAAGCGCATAGGCAAGCAGAGCTAAAAAACTTTAAAGCAATCGCGGATTCTTACCGGATACTTTGGGATGATCGAAAAGGTTTACATGATATCCAGCGTAATAAGCGGGAGTTAGAAAGAGCTTGGGATCAAAATCTAGAGTTGTTGAAACAGTACCCTGTAGGAGATCGTAAAGCTCTCGAAATGGTATTGAATAAGACAAAAACAGATCCTAAACAACAGGAAATAGCTGCTAAGTTCATGAATAAGCTCGTTGATCGTGCTTATGATATTGAAGCTAAAACGATGAAGATTGGTAAGAATGATCTTACTGTTTTTCTCCGGCAAGTTAAGCTCCCCACGTTTAACCGGCAAGACTATGAAGTCATGCGTATGGCTGAACAAATGGGGCTTATTGCCATTCAAAAGCAGCATCAATATGGTCGGGGCTATGGTCGTTGGAATACCTGGAATCTATTCTTCAAACAAGTTGTAGTACCATTCATTTTGTACTACACGGATAACTCTAAACTTATCCAACCACTTATGCGTCTTTGGCCGCAAGCTCTATTAGACCAGTTCTATTTTGCATATGTTCGAAATGTTCTTCCTAAGTTAAAGAAACAAGATGTTCCTGAGTTGGTTCCATCTAGAGATACAAAGTTTTTGACGAGTGTAAAAGTATCTGGTAAACGTGGAGAACGGATTTTGCGAGGATGGGATGCCGATGCGTTGCTCCCGCCAGATAGAGCAGTTCTTCAAACTAGATGGTACCCAACGACAAAAGAAACCTGGGGGAAACGGAGACACTCTGTTCTTATGGCTAGATATGAAAAAGCCAAAGCGAAGCTCCCAGAGGTAACCAGGAAGACGTTTCTAAGGAGATAATATGGGCCGCAGCACAGCACGTAAAATAACGCCTGTCCATACCGCTGTAGGTGGTGCTCGCCCTGCTGACTTTGAAGGGGCAGATTTTTCTCTGCGTGGTTTTTGGATTCACCCTACTCGTAGGCTTACGGTAGAGGTGCCTATTCTACAACATGGATTTTACCCAAAACTGGATCATACAGATTTAGATATTGAGCGCCAGGTGCAATATCGTATGGTTCAAATGCCCTCGTTATCCGATCTTCGTAAGGCAGGGATTGAGGCAGATCAGGCTGCTTTCATAGCTGAAATTTGGGTACACCCAAGGTACATCAAAAACTGGAATTACTTCAGGACTGATTTTCCGGCTAACGTCAAAACGTTGGTTAGAAATACTAATTTTGCTTTTGTTTTCCCCGCAAATGACATGCCTTTTGCAAGATTTAAGAGAAAAGAAGTACTCCAATTTTGGCGGTCGGCATTTACGCCATTATTTATCGACGGGAAGCACTATACTTCTGGTCGGATGAGCATGTTTTTTGTGGCCCCTCCGCATGTTTCCGCTGGGTTCAGACGTAAATTAAATCTCGAACATGATGAAGATTTTAACAACCTAGTTGAGTGGAGTCCGGAAGAATGGCGGTTGCGGCAAACAAGGATGCGGCGACCAAGTATGCGTAGAGAAATTTCTCCTGAAATTTTTTATGGTTTCCGCCCACAGGTTGTAGATGAAACTTCTGCCCGGTTAGAACGAGAGATTGGGCCGATTATAACATCTAAGCTTGGGATTGACCCTCGCTCTAATGAAGGAAAAGCAATCCTTCATATACTGCAAGATAAAGAACTCAGTAAATCTTTACTTGCAAAGACTCAAAATAAAAAATACCGTTTTCCTGCGGTTAAAGCTTGGGTGAAATATAACTTGTGGCCTCGTATTAGTTCCTTTGCCAAGGAAGAAGGAGCGGCTATTGGTCGTTCCATGCTTGATTTCGCTTTTAAAACTACAGTTACCGTAGCTGTAAACGCCATGTTAGAAAAGTTAGTTGGGAGACCTATTGAAAATCCTAAGGTTGCTGCTAGATATAAGCGGCGTTATCCTACGAGGTATATAGTCCGACAAGCTGCTGGGAAGTTTGAATATACTCCTTCTCAGTACTCTACTGCTACTCAAATTGGTGCGGGGACACTGTCTTATAAATTCCGCACAAATGCACAAGATAAAGAGTCTATGATGAACGCACTTAGACAAGAAGCGTTCAGGCTTTATAAGCAGTTGTCTGGAGATGATGTCGGTCCTATTGGTAAAGAATTTATCAAGATCTCCTTTGCTCCCGGTGACCGAGTTAGGCTTTCTCTGGATTCTAAACAAATAGAGCACTTCTACCATGAAGTTCCTGAGTATCTATTAGGAAACTTTGCAAACCCAGATTGGGCAGAAAGCGCAAAAGTTTACTTACGGATGGTTGAGCGGGATATCAATAGTATTTACCAGGAAATGAAACTAAGTGGCGCAGAATATTAAGTGGGATACTCCTAATGCACCCTAGTCAGGCTAAAGCTATTTTCATGATTGAACGAGGCGTGACTCATATCACGGACAAACTCTTAGAAGAGTTTGATGTGGATGAAGCTGACGCTCTCGAAATCGTCCGGAGTCTTCCTGATTTAAGGCATAAGTTGCAGCATGGAGGGATACACTCGCTATACGAAGAGGCTAAAAAGAGTGTTGCTGCTGTAGTGAACTCCCCCAAAAATCCTAAGGAATACTACCCAGGGCATCCAGGGTATCTCCCTCCGATAGCAACTAAGGATGTCTTTAACGAGCACATGGCTAAAGCTATGGAGCCGTATGTAATAGCAATAGCTAAAAAAGTAGCCCAAGATCGCGGTATACAGCCCCCTAACGAGGCGGCAATAAAACGGGAGTTAGGACGCACAGACTGGGCCAAAGCAGCATACGAGGCTAAAAGGATGCCAAGGAAGCCCCCTCCAGGGAAAGTTCGTCTATTTTTTAACAAATGGGTTTTTAAACCAATAGGCAAGGTGTTAGACCTCCCACTAGAAGAAGTCTTTGGTTTAATTGGCGCTTCTGCGGTAATTTGGGTTATGTGGTCCACTTTTCATGAGCGTCTTTCAGAAATTGGGTCACCTTTTACAAAAAGCGTTTTAAAAACTTTGGATTTTATGGCTGATCGCAAAACTAATAAATTTATGCGAAAGTATGGCAACCGATGGGCGTAAAACGGCAGTGGAAAATTAAGAAATTAACTGAGCTAGCTGTTACCCCGGAAATTCGACAACAGCTTGTAACTGATATCATGCGGAGAAAATCTCCGCAGATACGTTTATACGCCTGGGATGTACACACAAATATTGCTGAGGAAGCTTTTTTTGACCAAATGAGTGCCGTAAAAAACTGGTATATACAGAACCGTCTTTGGGAACAGGAAAGTTGCCCCAAAGGCGTTTTACTTTATGAATGGGCAGAGTCTATTGACCAGGTATTAAAACATAGTGATAAAACTCACATAAAGAATATTCCATTAGCTTCCGCGCAAAAGATTCATGTTGCTATCTCACCTTCTGCACTACATGAGGATATGCAACGAACCCTGAAAAAGCAGGGGTAAGTCCCCCCCTATTCATATATTATTAGCTTAATTAAGTGTATTGGGAACTGGTGCATAGCCAGGAAATTATAGGAGGTAAAACATGGCATTTCCGAACATGGATCTTCAGTCTCTACCTGCGATCATTGATTTGCGTGTGGGGACGGATCAAGCAGAACGGGCGCTTCAGCTTTCATATTGGCAGGTTTGGGCGGCGGTTCAGAGTCTTAATTTCATTAAGACCAGCGAACTGTATCCTGAGCAAGTTAAGAATGCAGGTGATGAAGCTAGTTTTGACACTGCCCTGGATACTCTCATTACGGCCCTTGTAGCCGCAGTTGTTGAGTATGATGCTATCTGGGCGATGCTTCCGTAAGGAGGATAATTCGTGGAACCCCGTCGTCTTATTGACTTAGAGATTATTCCGAACGTTTCCCTTACCCGGTTTCATTTGGATGTAGAAAACTCTATGTTACCTGATAGTTCGACGGAGCTTCACGTTGCTCACCACGCTGACGGTGATTTAAACGAACCAGCCCAATGGTACAACATTTATGAGCACCCAACAGAAGAAATCATTGAAGTAGCTCGTAAACAACTCCGTATTAATAGGGAAGATTGGAGAATCCTCGAACACATGCTCGGCAGTTTTCGTTGGGTTATCTACAAACACTCTGACCCTTCCGAAATTCGTGTTGATGTCTCCGCTATGAAAGACGGAGAATGGACAACGACCTACTTCTAGGAGATCACTGATGACTGAACTTTATGACGTTATGCCCTTTGAATACCAGATAACTGAGTCTGCAAATGGGCGGCTGCGTGTTGAAGGAGTGTTTCAGCGGTCTGATGTAGCGAATGCCAATAAGCGGGTTTATCCTCGCAGCATTTGGGAGAGAGAACTTAAAGAACCGCGTGTTAGAGAAGCGTTGGAAAGCAAAGCCATGTTTGGGGAACTTGATCACCCCGCAGATGGTAAAACGTCTTTAAAGCGCGTATCTCATGTGGTTACAGATTTGTCTCTGCAAGAAGACGGCACTGTTACTGGTGCCGCCGAAATTTTGGGCACTCCTAATGGACAGATTCTAAAGACCCTTTTTGAATCTGGCGCACAAGTCGGCATCAGTTCCCGTGGTTCCGGCAGTGTCCAAAATGGTGTTGTACAGGAGGACTTCAAACTGGGTACTTTTGATTTTGTAGCGCGTCCTTCAACCCCAGGTGCGCTCCCCCGTCCAGCGGGGGAATCCAACAGTAGAGGAGTTCATACGGAAGATGAGATTGAAAAGGTTCAAATCTTATCCACAGATGACTCGTCAAGTAAGGGAGACCTTTTTGATAAGTTCTTTGCGGAATTAGAGAGCTTTGATTCAAATCTGTATGAAGAAGCCTTTACGGGGGACATAAACGAAGTAGCTAAGGATGTTATTGGCCTGTATAATTACATTGCTAATAATGATGTTACTTCGGAGATGATTGAAGAAGTAAGTGGTGCGGTTATCCAGCTTACAGGCATTCTTACAGAAATGGCTGCACAGCAACCCGAAAATGCAGATATTATTGCAGATTTATTAAACAAAGTTGAATTAAGTAGGCGGGCGCTTATTTGGAAAGATCCCGCAGGAAATATTAAGGAGGAACCGATGAATAAGCTTGAGTTCATTAAGGAACGCCTGAACAGTCAACAAGTTGATGAGCAGGTACAGTTGGAGGCTGAGATGGATGAACTTCGTGCTCAGCTAAACGAACTCAGCGACGAAGAGCTTATTGAAGTTGCCATCGAAACTGGGGCGATTGACCCGGATGACCTTATTGAGGACGATGACAATGACGATGGATCTGAAGTTGATCTTCAACAGCTTTTTGACTATGTCGAAGGGCTGGAGAATCAACTGCAAGAAGCTAGTGGTCTGATCGAACAGATGGCTGGTGCTCTTGAAGAAGCTGATGTAGATGGTATTGCGCTGAAGTATGAAGCGGCGCTTGGTATCATCCAGGAAACTGTAGCCCGTTATCAATTGCTACAAGAGGCTGTTGGTGGCGAAGATAAGGCCAACGAGTTGATGGAAAGCCATCTGAGCAAGCTCGAAGGTAATACAGACAGTGTTGAGGAATCCGCTGACGATGGCAGCAGCCTTGTTGAAGGTGTTCTCAACGAAGATGGTTCGGAAGACGCAAACATGAAAGAGTATCTTCGACTTGCTGAAGGTGCCAAGCAGCGTCTTAACCTGACAAACTAAGAATTTTGGGATATTATATAAGGAGGATCTACTATGCAAGCCCAAGAAATTAACGCGCTGGGTGATCGTGGAAAGGCTCTTGCCAATGGCAAGTGGCGTCCGCTTGTAGAGAGCATTGAAGATGCAACTACACGCGAACTGACAGCCATTCTTCTGGAAAATCAGCGCCTGTTTGTTGATAGCTTGGAAGAGGACGTGAAGATCCAAAGCATTGGTTCTTTCGAGAAATTCGTATTTCCGATTGTCCGTGCCGTCTTCCCTAACCTCATCGCCAAGGACATCGTTAGCGTTCAGCCCATGACTGGGCCGACTTCGCTGGTGTTCTATTTGGATGCCGTTTATGGCACTAACAAAGGCTCTGTAAGAGCCGGTGACACCATGTTTAGTGCTCGTAAGGGTCACCTTGCTGACGACCAGTATTCGTCTGAGGCAGTTTCGGGTGAAACCCTTAATAACACTTTTGCTGGTGGTACTGCAACTGGCGTTCTTAACTTCCACTCTGCCCGTCCAGGTACTTTCTGGGCCACCGATGGTGTTGAAACCTTCACTGATAATGGTGTTGGTGGCATTATTGGTAGCGCTGGCGGAACTGGTACAATTAACTATGCGAGTGGTGCTGTTAGCGTTACTCCAAATGCTGACCCAGGTAATGGTACAGCCCTGACGGTTAACTACTACTACAACTCTGAGGGTAGTGACCAAGTACCTATCGTTGATATTAACCTGTCCAGCGTACCGGTTCGTGCGATCCCGCACAAGTTGCGTGCTCGTTGGTCAGTAGAAGCTGCTACTAACCTGAAGGCTATTCATGGTATGGATGCCGAGTCAGAGTTGGTTGCGCTTCTGTCTGAGAAGATCCGGTGGGATATCGACCGCAGAATTATCAGTGACTTGTTCACTATCGCTGCGGCTGGTTCGGTTACCTGGAATAAGCCTGCCCCGGCTGCTGTGTCGTATAACGACCACAAGCAGACTTTCATTGACGCTCTCATTGAAGCATCTAACCTGATCTTCCGTGCGACTCGTCGTGGAACTGGTAACTTCGTGGTTTGCGGTACTAACGTATCTAACGTTATTGAGTCGCTCTATGGCTTCCGTCCGCAAGCTGTTGCTGGTAACGGTGTTGTGTTTATTGGTACCCTACAGGGACGTTGGTCAATCTATAAAGATCCGTACATGGATGCGGATACTTTCCTTGTTGGTTGGAAGGGTTCTAGCTTCCTTGAGGCTGGTTATGTATATGCACCTTACGTGCCGCTGTACACTACTCCAACCTACGTACTAGACGACATGCTAAACCGTAAGGGGATGATGTCTCAGTACGGTGTAAAGGCGATTAACGGTGACTTCTACGCAACTGGTGAGGTTACCTACAACGTCGTGTAAGGTGTCGATTTAGTCAATATTTCGTAACTATAGCCCCTCTTCGGAGGGGCTTGTCTTTATTATTAGGAAAGTTGAATTGGAGGATACAATGGCTGACAGCAGACCGGAAAAATTTGTGTATGTACATACAAGACCTACAAACGTGTGTTTTAACGGGGTATCTTTGCCCGTACTCCCAGGGGATGTCATAAAGTGCTACCCAGAGTACATTGCTAGCTTCATTCCTGAGAAGTTCTATAAGAAAGTTCCGCCAGGGAGCAAGAAAGACCAACAGAAGGTTAAACATAACATTCCTAGAACGCCTATTTTTATGCGTCCTGATCCTACTGGTGGGTTGCCAATGAAGTCTAACCCCAATACTCCTTCTAGGCTAAAGAGCAAGCTCCAGCAAGGGCCGGTTTCTCCTGCTTTAGTTGAGGAAGTACTGGATGACAACCCCTATGATCTGGGTGTGGATAAAGAAGCTACACTGGAAATGGGGACTGCTCTGGATGTTCCTTCTGTTCCTGAGCCACGAATGGAAACGCTTACTACCGTTCCTCCCTCTTCAAGAGTAGAAACTAAAGAGGAGGTTATCCCCGAGGATAACCAGCTAGAGGTCGAACAAGTTGAAGAGGTAGTTGAGCAAGTTGAAGAGGTAGTTGA